GGAGAACTTCGCCACGGTCGTGCTCGGAAGCTCTGTATAAACAGGCTTTACAATATCGACATGGCTCGCGCCTTTCAGGTTCTCTTCCCAATGAGGGCAGAGGATCCTCTTGCGGAGTTCGTCCGGGTTTATGTCCTGTTCCATAGTAGAGCCCTGCCAGTCAATATATTGATCTATAGCGCCGCCCGCGCCCTCTACGTTGTTAATAACTTCGGAGGCGTTGGCTTTTGTCGTGTAGTATGTCAGCTCTATGTCGTAAAGCTCTACGCCGGGAGCCTCTACTATAACGGTATCAGTCAGCGGCTTTACGTCGTCTGCTGAACAGGCCGCCAAAACGTCCGCGAGAACGTCTTCGTCCGGGATTTCCCCACCCGCACAAATAGGCACGATCTTGACGCGACCGTACATATTGCGAGTTATTGATATTGTGACCGTCTGAACGCCTGAGAGAGAGCCAGAGAGCGCTATTGTCAAGAGTTCATCTTCGTATATAGCCGTATAGTCCGCGCCCTCAGAGGCAACGGAGCCGTCTGGGAGATATACGGCGAGAGTTTCCGGGATAAGATTTGCACCGCCCTGAAAAGCGTGTCCGGCGTATACTGTCAACGTGCGGCGAACTTCTTCTTTGTCAGATTCGACAACCGCGTCAACTATGCGAGTGTTTGCAGAGAGAGCCCAGAACTTATAAGCCTGAGCGGGGCCTGCGGTGCTGAGTCTGTTCTCAGCCTCGCGGATTCTCTCGCGGTATGCGTCGTCTTCCTCTTCATTTCCGCCGCCCGCTGTCGGTGTCGTGTTTGTTACGGAGTCAATAAGCGCAACGTCCGACACGTCCACGATTGTGTTAAGAGAGCCGGGAGCAATGTCGTTATAACTCACGCCGCCTTCTTCCGCTGTTGCTGTGACATCTACGGAAGTATTTCCCGCGTATAAAACGACGGTTTCGTCCGTTGAAAAATAGCGGTTAAAGTCTCCAGTAACGCGCAGCCCTTCCGGAATAATGATATTTGAACCTACGGGCTCGCTAACGCTAAAGCGCAGCGTCGTTGTTGCGGCTGTCGGTGGGATTCGTTCAACGTCCCTGTTTTCGCCGAGAGCGTCAAGGACTGCGCCGCGTGCATATCTGAGAAGCCTCTGGCGGCAGCCGTCATTTACTACGTTATAGACTGCGACAACTACCTGAGCGAGAGATTCACCGAAGATTCGGCGCTCGTCGCCCGCATACAGCGGCTCACTTACGCCGTTTTCAAGCTCTTCGAGAATTGTGGCAAGAGTTTCTTTCGGCGTTGACTCTATGAAATTGACCTCAGCCATTAAGCCTCAGCCTCCTTTCTTACGATATTAAAGCGCAGGGGAAAGTCTCCGTTTATAGCTTCGTCGGTGTCCGCTTCCGAGCTTTCAATAACAACGCGGGGCTCGTAGTTTTCAAGAACCCATTCCGCGTCTGCGAGAGCTTCGTCTGTAGCGTTTGGCTGATCTATAAGAGCGCCGTCCCTGCCCTTTACGCGATCGTATGGAACCTCTCCGCGCACTATGCGCAGAAGATTAGAGGCGCAGACTTCGGGTGTTCCGTTTCCGTGTGATTTCATGTCCTCGCCCCCTTATTTAAGTGTTACTTCGTTCAAGTAGACCCAGCTATTTATTCCGCCGTCTCCGCCTACTCGAACCTTGTTCCCTTTGATTTGGCTCACTTTATGCTTTTTATTTTTTACCCAAGCAGGAATTTTTTCTCCTGTTGCATACTTTGCGCCGACCAAAGTCACATAGTTTCCAACCTTCACCGTTTTAATCGGTGTAGTTCTTACCGCTGTGTTTGTAGTCTTTTTTTGAGATTTCGCGCTGGTGCTCGCTTTCACGTTGAGCGCGGAGGTTGTAACCTTAACGCTCGTTGTGTCTTCGTCATACTCTTTGAACTCAAACGATAGAGTCGCAAGTCTCATGCGACCGAGATCGTCAAGCGTTACGTTTCCGACGCTTACCTTTCGGAGCTGGAGCTTAGGCCCCAGCTTTTTTCCGTTCAAGTAAAAATAATTCACCTGAGTGACGAGAGACTGCCAGCTTTCAATCTCTTTGCGCACGTCAACGCCTGCACCGGAGTGAAGCGTTGTCGTAAATGTTAAGGGAAAGAGCTCTGTTCCGCGCTCGTTTGTTGTCTTTTTGTCTTCGGTTGACGTGTTATTGTCTGCGACCTGAGTATATGAAAAACTAAGGTCTTGAAGCGCTAAGACTTTTTTAGAGCTGACGGCCCATGTTTTAGAGCCCCATTTTGCCATGGTTGCCATGTGCTGTCCCTCCTTCCGCTTTCATGCGGATATTATTCTGTAACCTCTACCCAGCCCGCAGGATATGCGTCCGGAGCCCATACGTTGCCGTCAATGGTAGACTTGTAGAGTTTGCCGTTATGGCTTACCACGTCGCCCGTGTTATATGCGTCAGACGCGCCAATAGGCTGAACCCATTCGGGATAACCGTCTTCTGTCATACCGATAGCTTTATAGAGGCTTTTTGCTGTGTCAGGAGTCCATTCTGCCGCAGATGTATGATCTTGCAGCACTTGGTAAAGCTGAGGATCTCCGACGCTGTTTTCACCGTAAGAAAATACTTGCTTTGTTTTGTACGCTTTGCCGACTGCATATTTCGGGAATACCGTCGCAACTTCAAGTATCGACTCTTTCTGAGTGTCGGCGTCCATTGTTTCAAGGAAAAGCTGGAGCGCTTTTCTAAGTTCAAGGGCTTTTTGTGCTTTGTTACTCATGTCTTATTCCTCCCCGTTCAACAGCAAGTCAAGCGCTGCCGCGTTTTCTGTCGTCTGACCGTCTGCAATAGCTTGAACCGCTTCCGCCTGTTGCTGAGCCGCAGCCGCTTCCATTTCAAGGACTGCAAGTTCTGCCTCTCTTGCTGCTATTGCGGACTCTTCCTGTTCTTTCGCTTTTGCGATCTCAAACGCTTCGATTGTAGCGAGCTTGTCTTCCGCTGTTTCGCAAGCTGAGAAGTCGCAGCCCATAGCCTCAGCCTGAGCCACCATTTCGTCAAGGGGCATACAAAAAGCGCCGTTAAAGGTTCCCGTTCCGGAAATTACGCAGGGCGCAACTTCCGCCCATGGGTATTGTTCAAGCCATTCTTCAGGCGTAAACTTTCCGGGAGGGCCCGGCGTGAAAATAGTGTCTATTTTGTTCCAGATTTTATATTTGCTCATAATTTTTACTCCTTTTTTAAGCTACTGTATAAACGTCAACAACGTCCGTCTCCGCGCTGTTTGTTTCTCCGCCGCCAAAAATGGCGAAGTCTCCAAACCCTGTCGCTGTAAGATAGCCCCTTGCAACGCTTAAGTTCGTTATTGTTCTTTTAGTTAAAGATTCGTCGTAAGCGTCAACGGAAGCTGTTTTTTCCTTAACAGAATCTATAGATGTGTCGCCAAAACTACCGCCGCCAAAAATAGCATAGCCTTCAATTCCAGCAGCAGCAAGAAGTCCCCTTGCGGCGCTTAAAGCCGTCAATGTGGATCTTGTGAGCGACGTGTTATATGCGTCAACGACTGCCGAGTCCTTACCGCCACCAAATAGTGCATAGTTTCCAACCGACGCAGCCGCAAGCTTTTCTCTTGCTGAACTTAACGCCGCGAGAGTGGATCTTGTGAGGGACGTGTTATATGCGTTGACAGCCGAGGCTTTGCTTGAAGAAAAAGACCCACCAGTAAGCCCCCCACCAAATAGCGCATAGCTTCCGACTGAGGCAGCCGCTAAATAATACGGCGAATTACTTAATACTGTCGGAGTTGATTTTGTAAGAGACGTATTATATGCGTCTACCGTATCCTTGCCTCCTGACAATAGATTGTCGGATCCGCCGCCAAATAGTGCATAGCTACCAACTTTTGCAGCCGCAAGCCAAGAACGGGCGACACTGAGCCCGGAAGGCTCTGACTTTGTTAATGACCCATTATAAGCCGCTACGGTACTTCGTGAGCCAGAAGAAATCCCCGTTCCGCCGCCGAAAATTGCGTAAGATCCTATATTTACTCCTGCGAGCCCATACGTCCCCGCACTAAGTGAAGTCGCGCTTGTTCTTGTCAAACTCTTGTTATAAGCGTCTACGGTAGATTGTACCGAGCCAGTTGTTCCACCAGCAAAGATCGCATAACTTGCGTTATCCGCAGCCGCAAGATTTTTTTTGCTGCTACTTAAAGAAGTTGCAGTTCCGTAATACGCAAGCTGTCCGCCTGCCCACCAAAGACGAGCCACGCCGTTGATCCCGATATATGCCTTCTTAACTCTTCGAGCTACACCGCCAACGCCTATATAGATTTTCTTTACTTTTCGGGCTTTCCCGTCTACACCGATATAAGCCTTTTTTGCCATGCGCTCGCCTCCTTATTCGTATACCAGATATAAAACCCCGGTCGTCAAGCTTGAAGATCCCGCTGTCAAGTCTGAGGTTGAATATTGATACTGCGGGGCTTTGCTGTTTGCCGTGTTTTGAGCATTATCTGCCGCTGTCTTTGCGTTACTTGCTGCCGTCGCCGCGCTGTTTGCCGTATTTTGTGCATTATCTGCCGCTGTCTTTGCGTTACTTGCTGCCGTCGCCGCGCTGTTTGCTGCGTCTTTTGCCTTTTTCACAGCCGCCGGAGTAGCTGCAACGCCACTCGAAGCGCCGGAAGCGTCGTTGTCTGAGTCTGAGAGCTTAACGTGTCCGTAGTTGCTGCCCGTTCCGATTCCGTACTCCGTACCCGCCGAAGAGTGACTTTTCGGAGCCGCTCCGTTTGCGGTTTCTTTCACGGTGTTCAAGGTTTTTTCGAGCGCGTCATAGAGAGCCTTTAAAACCTTACCCTGCGCAGCAGCAAGGGGCTTGTTTGTTTCGTCAGATGTAAGATTGTTTACAATATCTGAAACGTTGACCTTGCTTTTCGTGATCTGATCTAAAATATCCTCGTTGTTTTTAAGATATTCAACAAGCTGCTCGATTTCTGCAAGTGTACCCTCGTCAACGTCAGAAAGGATTTCAACCTCATGAGCCAACGCTTCAAGGTCTACGCGCAAGGCTTCGCACATTTCCCCGTAGCCGGAGAGATTGTCCGCTACGATAAGAAGCAGCCTCGAAGCTATATGCGCGTCGTTTATGCCTTCTTCCATATTGTTGAGCTTTCCCGCGCTTAATATAGTCCCTTTTTGAACTACTGCCCCGGTCTGGGGATCTGTTACGCGGTCAAGCCATTTTGTTTGTTCATACATTTTTTTATTCCCCTTTCATTCAGGAAATAAGTTTATTCGTAAACGTGATAGATTGCCCCCGTCGCGAGTGACGAGGATCCCGCTGTCAAGTCTGAGGTTCCGGAGGTTATTTTCGGAATGTCGCTTGTTAATGCGATAGTCCCCGCTTTATCCGGGTGCTTTATGTCATATTGAGCACTGCCATTATGATGTCGCCATACTGCTGAGTTGTCAGGCATGAGGTACATTACACTACGTACCCCTGACGGCTCGCCTAAACATAGTCCCGCGTAGTTGTTGCTTGCACGACCTACAACAATACCCTCGTCGTCGCCAGCGCCTGCAACTCTACCGCTAACCTTTAAACCAGCAGCAGCTTGTAATAAGCCCGTTATAAGTCCGCCGGAAGTCGCGAGATAGCTTGCAAGATCAGCCAATAAAGCAAGCTCGCCGCTGTTGTATGTCGGTCGAGTAGCGGATCCCGTCAAATTGAGCGCGTTCTTTGAGTTCCCTATAACTGTCTTGCTGGAAGCAGCCCCAAACTCTACAATAGGGATCTCTACCGCGTCACTTGCAAGAGCGCTCGCCTGCGCTACTGCCGGAACATAGTCCCCGATTATGTTTGTAAGTAAATGAGCGCAGACATTGTTACACCATGCGTTCGCCTTTACATAAATAGCACTTTCCGAGGCGCTATAATATAGAGCTGCGATCTTGCTGTAAGTGTTCAGTAAGCGGATAGCTTTCGCGTTTGTGTTTGAGTCGTCGCTTGATACATTTACCAATACAGTTTCACCCGCTCTTGACGTGATAAGCATAGAGAACCCTTTTGAAGTCCATGAACCCGTACCCCATGCGCCAAAGTCACTGATTTTTACATAAATAGCCGCTGAGTTTGAGGCTGCGGCGTATTTCGTCGCTGCAATGTCTGCCGCGTTGGCTTTGCCGCTTATGTCTTGGTGCTGCGTCAAAAATCCGCTGTCGTTTTCGAGCTGGCTCGTTTTTGTTTTGATCTGGCTTGTTAGCGCAAGGGTTCCACCGCTTGCGGGGAATGTTATCCTTCGATAGTCCTTGTCTTTTGCGCCAAGGTCTACATAAAGCTGAGCGCCCGCTTCGGGCTGTTCCCATATCATAGCGCCCGCCGTCGCTGAAGCTCTGAACCTTAACCGCGTTATTCCTTTTGATTGCTCAAAAAGCAGCATTGTGCCGCTATTAGTGCCTTCTTTTCCGACAAGGATCCGACCGCCGTTTGCGGTTTCAAAAATAGTCGTCACCTGTTCTGACCCTGCCACATTTGCGGGAGCGTTAAAGGTTTTTCGGCCCGTGATCGTCTGCTCTGAGTCTAAGTCCACATAATTGTCCGGGGCTTCTGAGTTTTCGGGAATATCACTTTTTAAAGCAATTTCATTGCCATTATAAGTAGGTCTCGACGCTTTACCGCGTATTTTCAAGTAGTAATTTGCGTGACCGAGCAATAAGTCAGTCTCGTTTCCAAAACCGAAAAGTGTCGCCGTTCCATTGTTAGTTATTTGACCTTTACCGGGTACTAAAACGATCTTA